CGTTAGTAGCTCCGCCGGTAACCAGCACGCCCGCCGCCGTACCGTTGCCGGTGAAGGTGCCGCCCGCGCCATTCGTGCCGCCCTCACCGAGCACGCCCGGCCCACCGGCTGCGCCCGTGGTGTCGCCCTGCCCATGCACGCCCGGCGCGGTGGTAGCCCCCGTGCCAGCGATACCCAGCACGCCCGGCCCGGTCGCCCCGCCGCGCGCCCTGATGCCCGCGCCGGTGCCATTCCCGGTAGTCGTGGTGCCGTCCGCGTTCGCTGTGCCCTGCGTCACTACTACGCCGAAGTTTAGGGTCTGTAGCGCGGTCCACACATGCGCGGTGATCTCAAAGTCGCGAAGCCAGATCACCCACGTGTAGATGGTGAACGCCAGCCAGTTAAGCCACTGTGCCGGGGGCTTCTCGGCGGTGACCCACCCGACATCCTTTTTAGCGTTGGGCGGTTCGTTTACTTTGGTGGGATCTCCCGCGACGGTATCGGCCCAGCGGGGAAGGTCTGTCGGCTTTGCCATTGTCTACGCCTCACATATAGGGGATTCACCCAAGCGTCCCCCGTATCAGTCGCGGGCGCAAGGGCGGGCTGTATGCACACGGGGCCTACTGCGCGGCACTCCTCAGCGTCCGCGCAGCTCGCGCACGGGCCCGGCTGCGCTTTGGTAAAGGGTACATCGTCCACCGCTAAGCCGGTACGATCCCGACTAGCGCGCCGCCCGTCGCCGCGTTGAGCTCGTCGCCGTGTCCCTTGCCCGGGGAAGGTGTGAGCGCACAGCACGCGTTTACCGTGTGGGCGAACGCTGCAGCGCTCACGCCGGTGAGCGTCGTCGAGGTCTTGCCCGTGTAGGTCAAGGCTTCCTCGGTCGCTAGGCCCTCATCGATCACGAACGCGCCCGAGGCGGGAAAGTCGGCAGTCGAGTAGACCGTCAGCGAGGTCGCCGCCATCATGCTAGCGACGCTCAAGAAACACGGCACTGAGCACGTAAACGCGTCAGCGTCCGGCACCTCTTGCCAGCCGAGCCACGCCGCGATCCCCGCGCCCTTAGAGTCACCCAGAAAGCGCACGAAGATATACAAAAGCGCGGGCGCGATCGCGACGCCGTTTACACGCAGCACGAAGCCCGCCGGGTAGGCCGGGGTACACTGCAGCGTGTAGCCGACTACGCCAGCCAGCAGCGCGCGAAACACGCGGTAGATGTCTTCATGCGTGCCGGTGCTGCGGTTCGCTAGGATTCGCGCGCGCACGCGCAGCCGGTAGTCAGTATCGCTAGTGCCGCCGCGGGCTTCATTTACGATCTTACCGAGCACGTCAAGCTGAGCCCCGACCGCGCTGTCAATGTCGCGCTCGGTGAGTAGCTGCCACAGCGCATCCTCTACGGCTTGCACTTGCACGCCCACCGCCAGCAGCACCGGCCCGATCGTTTGCTTGTTCTTCAGCTGTTCAATCAAGCGGCGCAGCGCGCGCAGCCCGTAGTCAGCTATACGCGTCGCGCTCACGGTGTGCCGTCCGTGAGGTTCACCACGATCCGCGAGCTGTCAAAGCGCGCGATCTCGCGCACCGCGATCGGTACCACGGTCGCTAGCGGCGTCGCCGTCGTACCTACGCGCGTTACTACGTCGAGCACGCCAGTTACACCGGCGAAAAATTGCTTGAGGTCGGGGCGATAGTGCGGACCGATCGCGCCTTGCGCGGCGAACGCGGTCGCGTCTTTTCCGAAGCTCCAGTACTGCAGCGCCCCTAGTACGCGTTCCTTGATCTGCGCCACGCCGTCGAGCGGGAAAGCGCTGGGGTCTTTGCGCACGTCGAAGTCGATGTAGATATTCACGAGCGTGGGGCGCGAGAACTTCACGACCCACGGATTCCCCGCCGTGTCGGTGACGCTGCCTGAGTTATTGCCGAAAGTCTCGATCCCGTCGGCTACGTTCTCAAACACCGCGACGCGGACATCCTGATCAGCCCCACCGAGCGCTAACACCTCGACGGATTTAGGCGGCAGACCTTGCGCGTCAGTGACCATCGTTGAGTTAGAGAACACCGAGCACGCCGTCACCGGGTTAGGCCCACCCTGCCCGACCTTCAGCACGTTGGCGCGAATCGAGTTCTTAGTCGCGCGCCCTTGTCCCTGCAGCTCATTCTCGCGGCGTATCCGAAAATCGACATCGCTTTCGGCGAGCGAGCCCACGATCGCGTCGACCAAGTTGATCGCGGTGAGCCAGCCCGTGACCGGCGTTTCGATCTGCGTCAGCGTGCCGCCGAGCGCTGCGAACGCACCGACCACTTCGGCGGCGCTGAGCACGTCGATCGCGCCGGTCCCTTCGCCCAGGTACCCCCACACGACGGTGTTATCCGTGATGTTGTTTCCCGTGCCGGTAGGCCCGCCCGCGCCCGCCGAGTTACCGCCGCCGATGCAGTAGTAAACCCGCGCGCCGTTGTACACGCGGTCGCCTGGAAAGTACGCGGTCGCCGCCGTCCACTGCACGAGCGCCGTGATAGTCGCAGCGGCCAGCGTGGCGAAGCGCGTACGACTGCCGACAGCAGACACCACGCGGCCCAGCGCAAGCACGGTGCCCGGGTTACCCGTGGCGGTGATAAGCGCAACGCTCGGGCGTTCACCTAGCGCGATGGTACCCGTGAGAGCACCGATCGCGTGTAGCGCCGCGCCTTCGGCTTTGTCCGGGTCGGTCGCGGAGTTTACCGCCTGCAAGAGCTCCCACAGGTCGGCTAGGTCCCCGGCAAAGATCCCGATGAACTGCCCGATCGCAGACTGCGCCGGTATAGACCCGTCGGGCTCGCTGCCTATGTTTGCGCCGTATACCGCTTTGAAAGCGTCGTCGAGCTCAGCTTTTATGATGGGTAGCGGCTTTGGTACAAAGCCCGCCAGCGTTAGACCGTAGGCCATGTGCTAAGCGCTCCTTTCAATGCCGCCGCGTATCAGCTGCCCGACGTCCCCGCGCACGGTCCAAGTCACCGCCACGGTGCGCGGCGTGCGCTTGGTGTAGGCGACGTTTAGATTTACGACCTCTACCACGCCGGGCGAGCTGAGAAGCGCGCGGCGGAAGATCTCGCGCACCACGATCAGCGACGGATTTTTGATCAGCACGCTATTCCAATAATCGATCCCGATCTCTAGGTCGAAAACCCACTCGCCCTGGAAAAAGCGCAAGCGGATCTTGATGCCCTGTAGGATGGCGGCGGCGTCGGTCGCGAAAGCCCAGTCACCATTTACTATCGCAAGCTCGTCATCGTCAGTCAGCAGTAGATCGGTAGCGGTCACGCGACTAGCCTACCATGGTTAGGTGCGCTTTACCGACACCGACGGCGCGCGGATATCGGGCACGCTAGGCGGCGGGTTTGTCGGCGCGCTACTCGCGCCCGCTGGCGTAGGGTGGGTGTGTGTCGCCAGCCACGTGATCAAGTTCAGTAAGAACGTGTAAAGGATCTGGCCTAAAGCGACGGGCTCTAGGTCTGCCGTGAGGTTAGAACCGATCCGGATCTGGGGGGCGTCGATGTGGATCTGCAGCCCGGTATCATTCCCGATCGTCATCCGGTCGGTGGGCACGCTCTGCCACGGTGTAACAAAGCTGCGCAGCCCCGGGCTAAACACCGCGTCTGCTAGGTGACAGCGCCGATCGTCGCCCGGGTCTACGTCCCCGCCGCGCGTCAGCCACAGGTCAAGTGACGCCTCGGAGAAACGGATCTCCCCGGTGTCGCCCACTTTGATCGGGCACGTCACGCGGTAGTCACCAGCGCCGACCCAAGCCACCGGCACGCTTACGATCTGCGGCAGTGCTTCCACCTGTCGCGCTAGCGTCTCGTCGAGATAGGCGCTCGCGATAAGCGGCTGCACGTCCACACTCTTGATCCGCTGCTCAGCGCCCGCGAGCTCTGTGTTAACTCGAACCACACGCCCCGGGATCATGGTGTGGATGTCGCTCAGAGCTGCGCGCATGCCGCGCTTGATGACGTCCGCTAGTGATGTCGGTAACCCGTTCTGACTCATGCTGGCCGTGCCTCGAAGTTCGTATACCAGTCGCCGCCCGCAGTGTCGCCCACGTGCTCTAGCTTTCGCACGATCACGGGCCCGTTGTGGCGAGCGCTGCGGATCACGACCTGCGAGCCTATCTTGATCCCGAAGTTTAGCAGCGACTTTACTTTGACCAGCGCCCGCCCGCCCTTCTTCTCGGGCGTGCCGAACTCGGGCGACCCGATGAGCCCCGTCGAGGGCGACAGCTCGGGCACTTGCTCGCCGCCGCCTTCGCCGGGTCGCACGATCAAGATCTGCTCATCTTGCACGCTGTACTCGTAGCCCGCTGCAGCCAGCACGCGATCGAGCTCGCGAGACGCCGGGCCGTGCGCGGCGTAGCCTTGCGAGTATTCACCGGTCATCTGGGACGCCGCGCGCTCTGTGTTACCTAGACCCAGCCCGAGCTTTCCCGCGACTTTGCGCACCACGTCGGGGATCTTGACGCCGCTCGCGAAGCTCTCGTTTACGCGCGCGAACGCTAGCGCGCGCTCGCCGTCACCGCTCTTGATCACGGTGTTCCAGGTCGCACCGTCGCGCACGTGGTCTATCGTGCGCACGTCGCCTACAAAAAGCTGACCGATGCCCGTGCCTTCGTAGCCCGCCTGTAGCAGAAACTTTACGCCCTTGGTCTGCAGCGCCGCGCGCGTGTCAGCCGCAAGATTGCTTACGGTGCCCTCGCATGTGTTCGGTTCTTTGCCGCTGGTCTTTGTGACCTTAAACGCGACGCGCAAGCGCTCAATTTCCAGCACGTCGCTAGTCACCGTGCGAAAGTCTTCGGCCACGCGGCGCGCTATCGTGAGGCGCACTAGGCGCTTGAATAAAAGATCGCTAGCCATCTGCTGCGGGCTCTAGCTGCGCTTCGTCGGGCTCGTAGTAAAGCAGCTGCACACGGCTACCGAGGTCGCCTTTTTGCGCGACGTCATCCCAGCTAGGATTCAGGCCCGAGTCCGAAGTGTCTACGGCTATGAGCACGCCAGCCGGGCGCGCGCGGCTAGGCGTCCGCCGACCTAGCGGGAAAGATACGATGAGTTTGATCCCGTTCACCACGTCATCGCCGGACTCGCTCTGTATGTTCAGATACCAAGCGCGCTCGCGCGTGTTCCACTTGAACTCAAGCGTGAACACGACGCCCGATAGGACTGCCTGCAAGTCGAAGTGCGGAAGGTCAGAGCGCAGCGGGATGTTTATCGGCACGTCGTCACGCTCCCGGTGTCAGCAGTTTAGACAAGCCCCGACCCGTGCTGTTATCGAGCGTCTTTAGGATCGACTTTTTGCTGGCGCTCGTGTCGGTCTTTGGCGCTTGCTTGCCGGTCTTGTTCTTCGGCTGCACTTTGGGATCGCGCGAAACTACTTTGCGCGTGAGCTTATTCTTAACCAAGATGACGCGCTGAAAGGATGCCGTGAACAAGAGCGCGTCGCCGGTCTTGCTGTCACGCGGTACCGACAGCGAAGTCAGGATCATGTCATCGTAGGTGCGGATCTGCGTAACCACGGTGATAGGCGATCCCTTGTCTTTGAGCTCCACTAGCTTCGCGTACGCAGTCTCAGCGTAGCCCGCCGCACCCTGTCGCGAATCTTCTAGCGAGCTGCTGACAAAGGACACGCCGAACGCCTCGACGACCCGCGTGCGCTGCGTGGTGTTTATCGGCGTGTTGCTGACTATCGCGTCGATCGTGAGCCGGTCGGGCTTAGGCCGCGTGTGGTCGGTGATGTTTGACCCTTGCTCGACAGGGTGCTCCGTCACCTCGACCTCGCCGCTGTGGACTTCGCGCAGCGCGGCGTCGAGTGCGATACTCTCGATCTTGGTCGGCTGCGTCGAGAATACTAGAGACGTTTCGGCCATGGCTACATCCCCAGCGCGGCGGCAGCTTGCTCTAGTTCGGTCTGCCGTGCTGCTTCTATCTGCGCGCGCACTTTGCCCGCTACGTCGGTCGCGTCCTGGCCGGGCTGCTGATAGATCTTAAAATCGTTTGTGGTGTTCGAGCTGTACACGCCGCCCGCGCTGCGCGCTGCTGCAGCGCTCGCAGCTGGCGAAGCCGCCCCGCCACCTATGACCGCACCCGGCCCGCTCGTACCTATGTGCAGGAATGACTTAACGGAGTTAAACGCACCCGTGATCCGGCCCGTGATCGAGTTCACCATGCTAGTGATCATCTCGTTAATCCACGCGCCGAACGCCTGCCACGCCGCTTTGATCTCGGTGATCATCTGGTCCCAGATCTGCGGGAAGTGCGTGACGAGCGCGGCGAGTCCGCGCAGCGCAGTCAGCCACCACGGATCGGAATCGCTGCCGCCGTTGATAAAGTTTTCCAGGAACTCGGCCCACTTCGGCGCGAGCTCCGCGATCAACGTCTCGCCGCCCTGTAGGTAGGTGATCAGCTCGTCGAGTAGCAGGATCGCGATCGCTATCAGCGAAGCGATGGCGATAGGCCCCGCTGCAGCAGCTAACCACGCGGCGGTCGCCCGTGCCGCCGTGAGTAGGGACACTGCGCCAAACCAGATGTACTGACCTATCAGCGTAGTGATCGCGCCGATATTTGCGACTATCGCTCCGAGCACCGCGCTAGTCATCACGACCGCGAACAACTTCCAGTTGTCGATCACAAAGCCGAGCGTCTTATAGAGCGTGTTTAATACGGCGACAAACGCGCGACCTAACACGGTCAAGACTTTGACCACCTTGTCTACGCGCTGCGCGATGATCTCGCGGTTCGCTTTGAGCCAGCCCATGAAGGCCAGCACTACCGCGTTTACCTGTGACAGCAGCGGCCCGCCTATGCTGTACCCTAAGCCCTGCGCCGCCATCTTGAGCCGGTCTAGGTTGTCACCTAAGTCATCGCCCGCCGCGATCGTTTCCTTGTCGATGACGAAGCCCGCTTCTCGCGCTTCGTCCGCCAGATCCGCGAGTCCCTTCGCGCCGCTGTTAAGCGTCGGGATCAGCTTCGCGCCGCTCTTACCGAACAGATCCATCGCGAGCGCGGTTTTCTTCGGCCCGTCTGGCATCTTGGCGAAGCGGTCGGCGACCTCACCGAAGATCACGTCAGCGCTCTTGAGCCCACCCGACGTATCGCGCACCTTGATATGCAGCGCAGCAAACGTCTTTACGGCTTCTTCGTTGCCCTGTTTCGCCGCGTACAAGTGCTTGTTCAGCTTGCCGAGCGAGGTCGCGACGTCCTCTTGTGACGCGCCGTTAAGCCGTGCGGCGTAGGTCAGAGTCTGCAGCGCTTCGGCGGTGACTCCGATGGCCTGCGAAGTATCGTTAAGCTCGCCCGTTGTCTCTACAAGGTCGCCGACCAGGGCGGCTAGCCCCGTGCCAGCTGCGATCGCAAAGCCGCCTAGCGCGACGAGCCCCACCTTCAGGCCCTCGACGAGCACATCAGCTGCGGAAAAGCTCTTGTTATCGAGCTCGATCCCCAGCTTCGCTAGCAGCTCACGGACTACCACGGGCGATCCTCACTTTGTCTGGCGGGCGCGCTCTCGGGCGTCATGCTCAGCAGCGCGCACCGCGTCTAGCATCTCGTTAGCGTGTACCACGTCGATAAGCGCCCACGACCTCTCGATCTCTTCTAGCGTAGCGACTCGCTCCATGACGAGCCGCCACACCGGCCAGCCCGGCGCTAGGTGGTCTACACCACGGAGGGCGACTTGCTCTTGCGGTTTTTGCTGTGCTGCAGCTCGGTCGCGAACGCGCGCAGCACTTCGGAAAAATCCTGATAGTTGTGCCGCCATGCTGCTACTACGAGCTTGATCAAGTCGAGCGTGCGACCGAGGAACACGAGATCAAAAGCCCCGTAACCGCCGGTGCGCGTGCGCGAGATCAGCGGTACTAGCTTCTCGCCTTTATCGTCTCTCTGCAGCACTTGCACTACGGCGAGAAGTTCGAGCGCGATCTCTTGAGTCTCGGCGGGCTTTAGTACAGCAAACAGCGACGCAACACCCTCACCTAATGTGTTGATGATTCCCGCAGTG